TTAAAATCGGTAAAATCAATTTCTACCATGGACATCATTTTGCAGGCGTACATCACACTCGTAATCATCTCATACGTCTTGGGGGTAATGTTATGTATGGACATCATCACGACATCCAGCAATCTTCGGTAACACACATGGATGGAGTTAAATCTGCTTGGTCTATTGGTTGTTTAAAAGATATGAGAGCAGAGGCTAATGCTTGGTTGGGTAATAGAGAACACAACTGGCAACATGCTTTTGCTATTGTAGACTTTCACCCTAATAGAAACTTTAATGTTACTGTTCATCAGATTGTAAATGGAGTTAGTACAGTAAATGGTAAGGTATTAAGAGCTAAGTGAAGACTAGAAAGATTAAGAATATGGAACACCCTCTATTCCAAGATGAAGAAGAGTTTAAGCGTTATATGCCAAATAAACCTCTGATTACTGATTGGAGGAATGGTTTAGAGGGTGATTGGGTTCTATGTGATGATGGTCAAGTCTGTATGATACTTAAAAGAGGTGGATTAAAAGCTTCTGGTAGAAAAAAAATTTATAACTATTATATCAGAACTGTAATAGGTTCTTATGTTTGTAAGCCTTCTACTAAGATGAAGGGAAAAATGAAAAACAATATCTATACATTTGGTAAAGATAAATCAAAGTATGATATAAATAAAGAAAGAGTTAAGCCTACGTCTAAAGAGTTTTTATTTGCTAAGTACGTAGCTAAGGGTGATGACATAACAGATGCCTTCTTAACTGCTTACCCTACAGAAAACAGGAGTTATGCAGAAAGAGAAGCTAAAATACTAATGAGTACGAAGAGGGTACAAGGTTTGATTAAAGAAGAAATAGAAAAGGTAATGAATGAGGCTGAGATAACGCCTCTTTACATATTAGAAAAGATGAAAGACATCATTGAGTCGGATGGTTCTAGAGATAGTGATAAGGTCTCATTGCTTAAAGAGCTAGTAGCTATAGCAGGTATGAGAGATACAGAGAAGAAGTCAGAGTCTGTTACCTTATTTCAAGGGTTTTCTCCAGAGCAGTTAGATGCAATAGGTGGGAACAATGTAAAACAAATAGCGAAAGCTGAAAGGACGGAAGACAAATGAACCTATATGAGGTATGCATACAGGTATTAGAAGATGCAAACGAAAACGAAAACAAGCTAGATGATAGTTTATCTAGGGAATACATAGCTAATGAGATATATGAGTTATTCTATGAGTATCAAGTGTATAGTGAGAAGTTTGATACTGGATACATAGAAGACGTTAAAGACTTTTGGAATTATAAAAATAGATTTGATGAAGACAAATAAACTAGCAGTATACGGAACTCTACGTGATGGTAAGAGAGAAACGTGGAAGGTAGATGGGTTTAACTTATACTTTCCCGGTCATAGAAACTATCCTGTTGCAATGCCTAATCAAGATGCTAGTGACTTGGTTGTAGAGGTTGTAGACGTAGATGAGCAAGATATAGATAACTACGATGTATATGAAGGAGTAGACTCTGGATTATATGAAAGAAGACTAGTTGAAGCTTATAAAGGCGATAAGAAGGTAAAAGCTTGGATGTATACTATAGGGACATTGTTACTTCAAAGCACAGGAGTGTTTCAAGAAGTTCCGGGTAAAGACTGGTATTCAGATAAATGTCAGAAGCTAATACATTTAACATAAACAAACACAACGTTTCTGAAAAGGAACGAGTGTTAGAGTTGGCTAGAAAGGATGTAGTCTCCTTTGGTCAGCTATTCCTACCTGAAGACTATATGAAGTCTACCCCTGCCCCATACCATTACGAATTAAGTGAACTACTACTACACCCAGACAAGAAAAGAAATTGTATTATATTACCTAGGGGTCATAGTAAGTCCACCTTAGCTAAAACAGCATTACTATACCATTTATACTTTAACCCTGAAGGAAAGAAAGAGTTTATAGCTTGGGTAGCAGAAGAACAATCACAGGCTATAGACCATATAAAGTATATGCAGAACCATATAGAGATGAACCCTGCATTAAATTATTACTTTGGAGACTTACGTGGTAGTAAATGGACAGAGAAAGAGTTTACTACTAGTAAAGGAGATAGGGTTATAGCTAAAGGAACGTCTCAAAGATTACGTGGTAGGTCTCAATTAGGTCTTAGGTATACTAAAATTATACTTGATGACTTTGAGTCTGAGTTAAACACAAAGACTCCAGACAGGAGAAGAGAGATTAAAGAGTGGGTTATGTCTACAGTTGAGCCAGCTCTAGAGAACTCAGCAGGTAATGAGGGTTCTATATGGTTAATTGGTACTATAGTTCACTATGATTCTTTTCTGCAGAGTATATACGATGGCTACACAGAAGCAACCAGAGATAAAAGAAAGTATGCATGGGATGTAATGTATCATAAGGCTATAGACGCTGATGGTAATGTATTATGGAGTTCATACTTTTCTAAACAAAAACTAGATGATATACGTAGAAGGTTTGAAGATGTAGGCTTATCCCATAAGTTTGCACAAGAATATTTAAATGAAGCAAGAGATTTAGAGAACGCTAAGTTCAAAACAGATAGACTAGAGTATTACGACCATGAATTTGAAAGTAAAAACAATTATGCTTACTTGGTTAATAGCAAAGAAGCTATACCTGTTAATATTTATATTGGTGTTGACTTAGCATACGAGTCTACTGCATCAAGTGACTATCAAATGATAATGGTTATAGCTATAGATAGTGATAGAAATATATACGTTATTGACTATATGCGTGAACATATACCTCTATATGATATGCCTGAAGAAATATTTAAGTATGCTAAAGAATATTCTCCTGTAAAAAGAGTTAATGTTGAACATGTAGGAGCTCAAGGTATAATTAAAGATGCTGTTAATAGGATGACAGGTCAAGATAGAAAGGTTGCACCCGGTATAGCTTTAGGAGTTAGACCTCCAACTGGTATTAAGAAAGAAGACAGGCTTGAGTCATTGCTTGCTCCTATAGTAAATAGACGTAAGATGTTTATAAAAAGAAAGCACACAGCTTTAGTAGATGAGATGTTTCAATTTCCTAAAGGAAAGAACGATGATGTCTTAGATGGCTTATGGTATGCTGTAAATAAATCCAGACCTCCTCTTAGTAAAAAGTTTGAAGCCTCAGAGTTTAAACAAGATAAAACTAAATCTCATAAGGTTGAAACAGTTAAGAGAACTATCTCTTGGATTACTGGTCAAAAGATTTAAATAAAACTTGCATAAGTTAATAATTTTCCTTAAATTTATAAGATTAAAGAAAAGGTATAGCTATTTCTAGTATAAGAGAGTTAGAGAGTAACGAGGTAAAACATTCCGAAGTTAACAGACAGCTTTGGAGACAATGGAAAGATGCTAGAGCAGATTGGGATGTAGAAGCCCGTGACGCAGTAGACTTCTTTTTAGGTAACCATTATTCACAAGAAGAGTCAGATGCTTTAAGAGCAGTAGGTCAAGGCGACTTTGTTATTGACAGAGTATATGCTGCTATAGAAAAGCTTAAGTCTTTACTTACATCTCGTTCTCCCAAGTATAGTGCAGTTGGTAGAGAAGATTCAGATAGTAGAATGTCTAACGTCTGGAGAACTTTACTAGAGTACGTATGGGACATCTCTGATGGTGATACTCAATTTAAACAAGCTGTACATGATTACGCTACTGCAGGCATGGGGTACTTCTATTCTTATATAGACCCAGAAGCAGACTACGGAAGAGGTGAAGTAAAGATTACGTACATAGACCCTTTCCGTGTTTACGTAGACCCAGCATCTAGAAACAGATACGCTGACGATGCTTCGGGTATTATTTTATCTACTATACTTACAGAAGACCAGATACTTAATATGTATCCACAGGTAGAATCTATTATAGATGATTTAGAGTCTTACTATGATGAAGAAGACTACCCATCTTCCGGCAAGAGAAATAGCTCTAAGTCTTTCACTCCAGACTCTACATATGAATCTGAATACAATAGAGTTAACAAGTATAGGATACTAGAAAGATTTACAAAAGTTAAAGTACCATTCTATCGTGTATTTAATAAACAGGATGGAGCTGAGTCTATATTAGATATAGATAAGTACGAAAGATTTTTACAGAATGAACAAGCACAGCTACTAATGAAGGCTGGCATGATAGAAATAGTAGAAGTAGTGCAAACAAGAATTAAAGTCACAGCAACTGCTGGTGACGTTTTACTATACGAACAAGTATTAAATACAGATATATACCCTATTGTTC